TACTCGCCCCTGGCAGGGCGTTGCTCATAGTTGTATGAATTTCACCCATTACAGGTAATGCTTTTGTGGCTTGGTCGGTCACTATGATCGACAGATTCATACACAAAAGTGCTTTGAACATGCCCGCGTCGAACCAACTCGTTATAGACATTTTCAAACGTCGAAACGGTAATGTTGGGCCGTTGCCCGGCTGCAATTTTGACGACAGTGGATCGTGAGATTCCCGCGTTATTTGCGATATCGGTCCATTCGCCCTCGTTCTTCTGGACTTGCTTGAGTCCCAAGGCCAGGGCTTCAATTAACTTGCTTTTCACGGTAAGCCTCACCTTGTAAGGAATGTATTACTCACTATACCGCTAATACTTTTCTCGCTGCAACTAGTAAAATTCTGCCAGACGCTGAGTTACAAAAAAAAGAGACGTTAAATGGGAATCCAATCAGTCTTGGCTCGAAACGCTAAACGTCTGCGCACACTGCAAGGGCGTAGCCAGCGCGATATGGCCATGATTGCCGCCGTGTCGCAAAAAACTATCTCAAACCTGGAAACACCGGATTCGCAGATCTCACCAAAACTGTCCACCGTGGCTGCGATCGCTCGCTATTTCCGGATTCACCCGGCGATTATGCTGATGGACGGGATCACAGACGATGCTCTGACAGACGCTGAGCTGGGCTCGATGATCGAGCAATTCGCGGGACTACCGCAGCGCCGTAAGCGCCAGATCATGGACCTCATAAGCGATCTGAGCAGCCTCGGAAGCGACTAAAATATAATTGTCTTTTCAACATTGTACAGTCCAGCCTCACGACGATAAGGCGAGGCATGGTATGGTCCTGCATCGAAATTCTACACACATTCATCGCAGGAGCTCTTTGAATGAACACTGAGCAACACGAAAGCATTGCCCATCACATTGAAAAACTGGATACCGTTCTGACGTTCCTTTCCGATCACGAGAAAGTTGGCGCGCCCGACGGCGAGCACGTTGCCGCGATCCTGGCCGAATCCGCTTTACTGAGTCTGCACCAGCTGCAAGATACCCTCACCGAACAAAACGACAAAACGTAACTCAAAAGAAACCTTGACGACCAACATTGTCCACATTTGAGTAAACTAACACTTGAAATAAACCGCAGTGAGTTATACATTACCCATGAACCTTTGGAGGGATCATGGAATGACTGCTGTACAACTTCACAAGAAACACTACTTGCTAGACAGCGACGGCTTTTTCTCCCCCGCTGAAATGCGCGAGCTTGTCACCTGGGTCCAGGGCCTGACAGTCGACGAATCCGCGTTCATCAACCACGTCTCTACTGAAACCGTGAAAGCACACCGCCGTTCGTTGCGCGAGAAGACCGAGCAGCATTGTGGCATCGGTGTTCTGACGTTTTGCCTGGTTCACGGCTATATCCGCCCGGTTGAGCCAACCACTACCCGCTTTTCATTACGCCCGCGATCGACGTTTATCGTCGAATCCGCTGTGTCTGATCAAAAATTAGGAGGATCCATATATGGGCGCCGTTGAACAAGACATTGACCGACACGCAGACGAGACAAGCGAGGCGGATCTGCCGAGAGAGCGGGCTGAAAAATTCTTCAAACAGGAGCGCGAGAATCTGGCGAGCGAGCTGGCGAGCGGCCAAGCACTGTACGCAAACAATGCACGGATCCTGGACTTTGATTGTGTGATCGATCGCTTATGCGACGAACTGAGACGTGAGCACCGTGCTGCCTTGCTGCTGTGTTGTGGCAAGCCAAACCTGGCCGCAGCGCAACTTGACGCGATCATCGATCGCGCAGCGCAGAGCCTGGTTGACGATTTCGAGCAAACCTTTATTGAAAGCATGGAGAACGCCAATGACTACTAACGCCGTTGCGGAGCACCGACCGCAAGAGATAACCCAGTCGCGCAATGACAGCGCGGCACCGGAAACGATGAACCCCGCACGGATGATTGCGCTGGCCATCGAGAAAGGCGCGGGCCTGGATCAGCTAGAAAAGCTGATGGATCTGCACGAGCGCTGGGAGGCGAACGAAGCGCGCAAGGCCTTTGTTCGTTCAATGGCGTCGTTCAAATCAGCGCGCCCGACCATCTACAAAAACAAGGACGTGGGGTACAACTCAAAAAAAGCCGAGGGCGGATCGGTCAGTTACAGCCACGCCACGCTGGATAACATTGATGAAATCCTGGGCGAGCACTTAAGCCGAGTTGGTATCTCATACACCTGGCGCACCAAGAACCTGGAACAGAACTGGGTAGCAGTCACCTGCATCCTGACTCACGAGCTGGGACACAGCCAGGAGACGACTTTGAGGGGCCCGGCTGACGTGAGCGGCAACAAGAACCCCATACAGATGATCGCCTCAACCATCACCTATTTGGAGCGCTACACATTGCTTGCAGCCACTGGCACATCAGTGCGCGGAATGGACGACGACGGCCAGGCCAGCGCGCCAAACCCCCGCGTCCAGGCCGCTGCACAGCAGCGAAAAGAGTCGGCGCCAGGCAACCAGTCTCAGGAATCCGGATTCGTTAATGAGGGCCAGCGCAAATCGCTGCAGAGCGCGATCGAAAAGGCCGGAACCACGACCGAGCAATTTTGCAGGGCCGCCGGGATCGACAGCCTCGCCGGTCTGAAATCCGAGCGCTTCAAGGGCGCAATGATGAACCTGGGCGCCAAAGCCAAGAAGCGGGAGCAGCAGCAATGAGCGATTTTGAGATTGTCGAATGCGATCAAGGTGACAACGATTGGCACCAGGCGCGATCCGGAGCAACAACCGCAAGCATGTTTTCCGAGGTCCGCAAGGTCACGGACGGGCTCAACGAGCAGATGCAGAAGTATGTGAACGCCATTCGGATCGATGGCCTGGACAAAAAGGACGCCATGGAAAAAGCAGGATACAAAGCGGCTCCGAAATCCAAGCGGATCGAGAGGGCCCTGGACGGCGAGCGCGTCGGTGACTACACCAGCGCAGCCAAAGACTACGCTTTTCGCCTGGCGGTTGAGCGCATCACCGGCAAGCCGCTGGACGGCGGCTTTACTACCTGGGCTATGCAGCGCGGCAACGATCTGGAACCCGAAGCGCGGGATCTGCACGAACGGCGGATCGGCATGATGATCGAACACGCCGGTTTTGTCCGCACCACCGATGGCAAGTTCGGCGCCAGCGCAGACGGGCTGATCGAGCCCGACGGCGGGGCCGAGTACAAGTGCTTGGTAGATCCGGCCCGTATGCGCCAGGTCATTGTTGAGCAGGATCTGAGCGAGTTCATGGATCAGATGCAGGGCGGCATGTGGATCACTGGGCGCAAATGGTGGCACTACGGCCTGTACTGCCCGGATCTGAAAGCCGCAGGCAAAGAGCTGATCCTACACCGCGTTCAGCGCGACGACGACTACATCGAAGCCCTAAAATCGGATCTGGTCGCGTTTGATCGGTACGTTGAGCACTGCAAGCAAAAGATCCTATCCGCCGATCTCTATTGCGGCATGGGCGATCACGTCGAAGCGCCGGAGCCCGTCGCCACTAAGCCCGCCACCAAACGTCCAAACGTTTTTGCAGCAGGAGCCACCGCATGAACACCTTGAGCCCACAGATCAGCCAGACCCCTGCAGTTCTGAGCTTCAACTATGAGACTTTCAAAGCACAGCTGGAAAAGCAGCTTGCGCAATATCGAACCGTTGTTACGCAAGACAGCGTGAAAGAAGCCCGCGAGCTGGCCACCGAGCTGAACAAGCTGAAGACTGAGCTGGATACCCAGCGAAAGGACGCGATCAAATTTGTGTCAGCGCCGATCAAACACGCCGACGACCAGATGAAAGAGTGCGTTGGCCTGGTCGCCACTGGTCGCCAGGAAATTCTGGATCAGATCGCAAAGTTCGACCAGGCGCGACTGGACGGCTTGCGCGACGAGCTGATCGCCTATCGTCAATATTTGCGCACAGACGCCGAAATCCTGCCGGAATTTCTCGGGACAGCAGACAACCTGGACGACCTTGTAAAGCTGGGGAGCCTGACCAAAAAAGATCGGTTGACTGATAAAGCAGTGCAAGCCGTGGCGGATCGCGTAAACGCTGAGCTGCAGCTGCAGCAATCGGTTGAACGGCGC